TGTTTCCATATTATAAAGATGTTATTGTTTCCCACGCTGAAGCAGTTCTCAAGCATAGTTTGTTTAAAGTTGTATCGTAAACCACTAATCCCGTTGCTGGTGAAGCAATGGCGTTCTTTTGTGTTGTGGTCATTCGTGGCGGTAAGAATCCTTTTGTTGTTGAGTCAAGTTCTAATTGAGCAGACGGTTTAAATGTTGGTATTGACGTTCCTATGTAAAGTTGAGGTGTTACCATAAACGCTGCATTAGAAACACCACCCGAAGTATATGAAGTATAGAATCTAAAAGAAGCCGAAGTTAAATCCAATGTAACCGCAGAACTCATTGTGAAAGCAGTTCCCGCAGGACCTATTAAATTAGAACCACCCGCTTGAAATGTAAGTGAACCATTTACCCTCGCAGTACCATTAATGTCAACCGTGAATCCTGCGTCTACGGTGGTTTTAATACCTACGTTGCCATTGTCGTTAATTTGTATTCTTACAGTATTAGCAGTAAAGATTCTGAAAGCTGCATTTGATACAGTTCCAATAGACGCAGTACCACCAAACCCCGAACTGATTGTTGTAGTACAACCACCCCTCACCATACTGATTGAAGTTCCATCAAAGGTGGTAACAAGTCCTGCACCAAATGCAGCGTTACCAAATATTGCTCCCGTATGAACGCTTAATGATTGATTTGGAGTTACACCTATCCCCAATCTTCCATTCGTATTATCCCAAAACAAGTTAGCTGATTCTTGCACTACATTCCCCGTACCTTCAAACAACACTCGTCCAACAGTACCCGAAGTGATTGCAGTAGTACCGATTGTGATTCCCGTACTTATCGTGAATGTTCTATCTGCTGATAGGTCTTGTGTAGTTCCGTTTATTGTTAGGGTGCGAGATGTTGGGACTTTACCACTCAATGCAGTATTCAAGTCAGTTTGTGCGGATAGTGTTCCTGTTATAGTTCCCCACGCAGCTGCTTGACTTGCTGAAATCTCCACATAAGCTGAACCTGTCCAACGATATGTCTTGTTAGTGTCCTCTGCTATGAAGATTGTTTTGAGCGTACCTGTTGCAGGAAATGCTGCTAGGTTTGCGTAGTTCTTTACCTGTGATGGAATGTTTATGTCTATTGCCATATTACGTTGATTGTTTGATTGCTTAAAGTTGCAAATGTTGATGTCGCTACTTGTGTTCCGTCTATTTGTAGATTCAATGTTGTGTTAGGTAACGTTAATGTACTTCCTGATTGAACACTTGTTGAGTAACTTGCGTCCGTGTTTACAACGTATGCAGGTGAACAAAACGGAGCATAGCTATCAGTATTACAGATTGTCATATCGTTAGGAACTATAACATCGAATGTCATTGTCCAACCTGCAAGTAAGTTCTCGAATCTTTCTGTGAATGGCTCAAGTGTAGGATCTGTTTCTACTACAAATTGCTGATCCCAGAGATTGCCGTGTAGCATTTGTTGGTAACATCTATTCAACACGTGATGCTGAGTATTTAAAACGTCAAGCTCATTGTTGTTCTCTTGGAATATATCAGTTGTTTCCGTTTTGGAAATATCTACAATATCCATTGCTATTAACGACACGTTAAACGTCTGGGTGTTATCTCCTAGCGTTGAACTGTTCACCATTATGTGAGTCAACGGAAATATCGTCTGTTTGTTTAAGTCAACCTGAAAGATGTCGCCTTGAGTAACTGAGTTTACAATCTCATCGTTATCAAAGTGCCACTTAAGTTTGTCTAGTATATCGTAGAATCCTGTCATCGTTTTAAATTGCGTTCAAATTGTCTTCTTTCAATGTCTGTTTTTTGCTTTTCAAAGACGAGATAGGTAAGACATTTAGTAAGTTTGTAATTGGTAACTTCATCGAATCTTGTAATGTCTCCCTGAGCGATTGCATATATTGATTGATACCATCCCCATCGTTTTGCAAATTGAGCTGTTTCTGAAAAGTCGTTGTAAGTTTCTTGTTCTTCTTCATCTCGTTCTCCAAATAATTCAGGGTAGCCGTTAGTAACTCGCTTCCTAAATTCCAAAAAAAAACACTAGATGCAATAACTACGTCCAAAGGTGCGAACTTCATTAACTCTTGGAAGTCTTTGTTTGGCTCATAGGGTAAAACATCATATTTATCTTTTCGTGTTTTGATAATCGGTCTGTACATAACTGCCATTGCTTTGTGGTAGCTATCCCAATTTGTAAGATGCGATTCAAGATCAACGTATTCTCCAAAACTGATCTGCTCTAATTCTGGAATGAATCCAAATTCAATCTCTCCTTCTTCTGATTGTATTTTAAACCTGTTTTTAAACTTAGGTTTCTCAGAAAACAACTGTGTGAAGTGCGCTATTAGCTCATTTAAGCTTGTTAGCTTCATTTTAACTACGTCCTTTAGACTTATACCGCAAAAGATTTCGATCATCTTCTGAGCGACAAATTCCTCATCGTTCGAATCTGCCTGAACTTTTAGGAAGTCTTGGTAATGTTTAAGTGGAATTTCACTTAGGCTTGAAGGTACGTTAATTTCTAACTTCATAATTTTAAAACGATTTAATTTTTGTTTTGTTGCACTACGATAATGTCGTAGGCTGCAGTCAGCATTTGGAAGTGTCTGCGTATTTGCATTACATCATCGAATACTATTGTAATTCGTTTTCCTGTACGTTGATAGATGTAGTCCTCAACTACTCTTTTCATCATTGGTAAATCATCTGATGTTGTATTGTCCATAGTTCTTTTTTAAACCTAGTGTTTCCATCTCGTGATATCTCAATGCGTCAATAGCGTGGTTAAAATGATCAATAGGTACGTTCGTTTTTTCACCGTCTTTCTTTACGCTCCAACAATAGCTTCTAAGCTCTTTGATTAGGTTTGTACTTGCACTGGTAACTAAGTATTCCTGTCTTTGCATTACATCTATTCCGAACTTGATTGAGTCAACTCCTTTCGTTACGCCTTTGATCATCTTGCCGAATCTACGAATCTCTTCGATTGATTTAGGCTCTGAGCTATCAGCATAAATTGTCACGCTATTCGGTAGCACTTTTGCAATATCTGAGTTTACCATTCCTGTACGATAACAAATCTCGTTGATTATTCTTTGTCCGTTGTAGTTGTAAATTTCTATTGCTGATGTTGGGTCGTTCGTGTATCCAAAGTCTAATCCTATTCCTATCAACTTAGCTTCGCTTGGAATGTGATCGATCATCTTCCAATTGTTAAAGATTACTCCTTCTAAACTACCTATCTGTCCTAATCCATAAACTCGCCACCAATTAGCCCAATATGAACTTGTAGATGCCTTCTCTCTATTCTTTTCTATTTGACTTACGATTGATTCGTCTAATGCTTCGTTGTCTTTGTAAGTTAAGATAATAAAGTCTGAGTCAGGTTCGTCTTTTAGTTCCTTGTGTACCCAGAATTCATTTGCAGGATTGAAGTCTAAGAACACTTCTCGCTTAGTTCTTATTGATAATTCGTTATAACTTTCAAAGCTTACGTTGTTACACTCATTGATGTACAGGATGTCTCTTCTTGCTCCTCTGAGTTTAGATGCATCATCTGCTGAGAAGAACTCCATTACAGAACCGTTGCCGAACTCGTATCTTAAAAGCGTCTTGTTAAATCTGTCATCGTTGTATCTACCTGTCCACCTCATCACTTTGATAAAGTCTTTTAACGCTCCCCTTCGTAAGTGAGGGATTGATTCAGCTACTACGGAAACTTCTAGGTTTGGTTCTTTAGCACACTTGTCAATAAGCACGGGCAAAATCCCAAATGTCTTTCCCGCACTGGTTCCTCCTTGAATAATCTTTATTCGTTTTTTTAACGAAAGAATCTTATTAATCGCAGTCGTTCTTTTAAACATACTTACTCCTCAGGGAACAATGGTTGCTCTGTTATAATCGTGCTTTCAACTTTCTCAGTTAAGCCGTTCAGACGTTGTGTAATGGACGGATTGTACTGTCCTACCATACCTCCTTCGATTTGGTCTTGACGTATTGCTTTTCTTATGCGTGAGCAGATGGGAGTAAATTCTGAGTATCTTTTATCAGTATTCTTAAAATAATCGTCAACGCATCCTACTCTGTCGTAACAAAACAATTCAAATCCTTCTAGTGTTAAAGGTCTTTCTAGTGGCTCTGCTCTCTCTTCAAATTCCTTTCCTCCGAATACGCTTTTGATTCTTGGATTTGCTTTTACGTCTGCTTTGTACTTGTCGAATAGTTCACTTAGTTGTTCTGGTGAATCTAGGTTTCTTGGTCTTCCTACTTTTGCCATTTTTTATTTCGTTTTTTGGTTCTTTTTAAAGTGGTCTAAAAATTCATTCTCGCTTATCTCTTCTACGCACATTAGTCCATCTGCATCTGTTAAGTAAACAACATAGTGACATCCTTGCTTTGTTAGTAGGTCTGTTACTGCATTGGCAGCTTCGAGCATTTGGTTACCGTGGTCGATAAGGTAGTATTTCATTACTCAGCGTATTCGTTAAATACCTTTTGCATTTTATCGATAATCTCTAACCAGCAAGTTGCACAAGAAGTAGGCTCTCTGCTGATTCCAAAGATTCTATTGTAAATCTTTAAGATTGCATCCTGCTCACTGGGCTTTAATGTTTGCTTGTTTAATACCTGTGATTCTGTTAAGTAGGTGTGTTCGTCTTCTGTTAGGCACTTGGGAGTTCTGTAAGGAAACAATGCATTTAGCTTTTCTTTACGTTCTTCGCAATTGCAATCATCACCCATTATCCATTTGGCAACTTTAGCCACCCCTGTAGCCTCTAATACATTCTCAACAGTGTCACCTAGACCTGTAGCTTTTTTTCTTGGTGTTCGTTTTTCCATTGTTTATTTTATTAGTTCAAAATCTTTATTTAAGTAGTCCTGATAGTCATCTCCTACTGCTTCCTGTAGTCTTTTCTTACATCTCTTTAACGTATGAAAGATAGATGTGTAATGTATGTTAGTAGCTTCTGCTATTTCTCGCATTGATAGTTCCGTTTTTCTGTACAAATCAAATAACATCTTGTCGTAGTGATGCCACTTCTTTGTTTCTTCTTCTATCAGTTCGTCTATTCTGTTTATTGCTTGTTGGCTTTCTATTGAGTCCTCGCTGCTTAAACTATAAATTAAATCTAAACTTACCTTATCGTGTTTCTGTAGTCTCAAATGGTCAATATAAACGCTTCTCAATACTAACCACATCATACTTCTGTTAATCGTTGT